ACTTGCTGAAGCGATTCGATCAGTTCGGGATATGACCTGGACGAGTACAAACGCTTGGAAGTCTTCTCAAGCGTAGTTACTTGGAAAGGATACTTGCCATGAGCATAGTCCATTAGCTGATGCTTGGCGTAGGATTCAACGTCAGGATGGAACACCGTGCAATAGATCCCCGGAATGTTATCCTCGTCCAAGAGCCTCTGATAGCAATATACGATCTTTACGTATTGATCGTCAGTATGCACGAACTGATCTTGTTCGCGGATATTATATAGGTTGCTATCCGCTTCCGCATTATTGGTCAGATCGATTACCGATTCGCAAAACTCCTTGTCCCACTTTTCCGTATTTATCTTGGAACGTATTTGCTCGGGGGTCATGTTAATCACGTGAAATACGTAGGGCGCTTCCTGCGGATCAATCGTGTAGTTAGGCCAAAATATATCCTCGTCAGGTGCAAGCGAGCGTAGCTTGGGGCGGCTCACGACTTCTCGCGTAACCGGAACGGTAGTCTCACCGTCTTTGCGTAACTCTCGGAGCATCGCTCGGCCTTTCGACTTGCTCACTCCGAATTGTTGCTTGAGGGTTTCGCTCAGTTCATCATCCATTGATCCGTCCTGTATGACTTCGGCAATGGCGGGCAAAACTTGCGCAATCTCTTCAAGCTTGATCGTTTGTTGTTGTTTCAGGTCTTGTTGCTCGTACCACGTGTAATGAACCATCATCCCCTTCTCGAAGAGGTTTTGTAGTCCTAGCTCAATCTGTGAATAAAATTCGTCCATCTTGGAGTTGATCAACCAACGCAAGAAGTTGCTCACTACCGAGGCTCGTTCTACGTCATTGGATTCCGTAGGGGTTGCCACGATGTGAGCGCGTCTGATTGCATTCATGACCATCGCTACCCGACATCCGATCAACTCGTCCGCCAGCCTTACTTCCTGGTCACTTGCCCCGTCCCAAGGGAATATCTCACCAGTAGATGACAAAGAGGAGTGTTTCTTAAAGTCATCCGACTTGCCTGACCATTGGCAATTGCGAACGTCATAGTCGCGTTGCCTGCGGTCAAGCCACTCTCCTAGGTCGGATTGCGTTTGCTTGTAGGTCTGCGACAGGTACGCAATGTCCGGTTCTTTCGAGACGTATAGAAGTTCGGGATCAGCGGCACTTAACATAGCGAGTAGCAAATTGTAAGGTAATTAGCCTTACAGGTCAACTTAATATCCTCCGCCTCCCGTAATCATGAGGTCGCGACTAGTCACGTGATCCGCTCCGCTGACCATTAAATAGCGTATGCAGTCCACGAAGTCCTTAAAATGTTCCTGACGGGATTGCCCGCTATACTCGATCATCGAGGTAATGAAGTTCTCGCATCTGTCACTCACGAACAAGCGAGGAGTGTTCTGATCGGTCATGGGTTCGGTATCGTCCCAACTCAAAGCGTCATTGATCTTTGCGATTCCCGCTTCTATGTCCACACCTGGCGCGGGACGAAATACGAATCCGAGGTTGCTCATCGTGGTGATGATGTTGGATTCGCCCTCCTTCTCGCGCACCGTTGCCGATCCCATGCGCGGATCTACTATTCTCTCGAATATATCCTCCCCGTCTTCCAAGTCCTCGAAGTGTTCCTTGTATTGATTATATCCCCATCCCAAGGGCTTCTGTCCCGGGCCTGGTTTGCCCACGCTCTTTCCGGCATTGTTTACGTGGGGCAATGCCCACGCTCCCATCGTACTGTCAGGGAACTCGCGATATACGTAGATTCGCCCTTGGGTATCCACACCCGCCCATATCGCAACCCAAGGCTTGCTCCCGCCCGGATCGCATACGAAATACTTCGTGACGTTAAGCGATGGATCGGCAATGAACGGAATCCTCTCATGCGGGATAACGTTTGTCTCTCTGTTGAACTTTGGAAAGCGTCCCTCGAACGACTTGGACGGGATACCGTACAGGCGGGCAAGCTTTACCTCCTGCGGTTGCTTGGAATAAGTGCGTACCAATTCCTTGTAATCAATGAATGGAGTTTGCTCTGACCAAAAGTAATGTATTCTACAGTCAGGCCAATTTGCGGAGATTTGCTCAATGGGCAATTCCTTCTGCAAGAGTTCACTATATCTCGTCCTTACCGTCTCCGCACCCTTGAGCAAGCTATTGATCAATGGAGTCCATCCTTGGAGCGTGGTGAAGGTAAGGATCAATCGTCCATGATAGTCTGCGGTGCGCCCTAAAAGCGTCTCGAAAATATTTTGAGGTACTTCTTCATCAAGGTGGATTGCATGAGCAGACCATCCCTCGAAGATTTGCGGGTCTGCCATGTACTGGCGATAGTTATTGAAATATATCGTGCTTCCTCGTTCAGCCCCTGCGATTGTCGGTGGAAGGATTGCCTTTGCCGAATTAAACCCGTTCTTCTGATTATATTGCAAGCTATGATTCGCGCTCTTCTTCTTGCTCCGCTTGTACCGCATGGGCAAGTTTTGCCAAATCGTTTTCTGCGCATCTTGAATACTGCGCTCCTCAGTTACGTGCATGGATCGTATCTCAGCTTCGGGTATTGCCTGAGCCAAGTGTACGAGCAAACGGGATGCCATCATGGTTTTGCTGCTGCGATTCCCTCCAAGTATCACGTGGATCTTGTCCTTGTCGAATCTCTCCATCACCCGTCTCCAACCGGGCAGAGTCCATCCCCATTGTATTGGATCTTCCTTCTCGCTACCAGGTTGATCCATAAGCAAGCGTGTGAGCGTCTCTGCGCGCTCGGGGTCTTCGATGGTCAAGCGATCAATCTCTTCCTCGCTCAACGCGCATACAAGCTCGCCCTTGTCATACTTGAGGTCGGAAGTCCACGGGATGCCAAACCTCGCGTCTACCTCGTCAGTATAGGTTATCTTAGGCATTCCCGCGCCTGTATCTCCATTCCCAAAATTATCGCTTCTTCGAGCGTTTTGACCGGGATTTCTTCCGGGCCAACTGCCCAGCCTTCAGTATCCGTGCCAACGTCTCGGGGTCGAATTTCGAGCATTGTGGCCCGAGGTTTCTCAAGTCGCACCGTGGTAATTCGACAACTGATTCGGGTATCGCTCTTCCGTATTTGTGCCAAAAGGTCGGATTCACTCCCTTGGGACATTTCACGAATCATACTTCGCCACTATTTTCCATATCACAAAAGCTTCCAAGAAACACATGGACAGGAAAGTTTTTTCCCTGACGCGAACCCTCAACGTTAAACCAAAAAAATTCTCTAGCTTCCTCTTCATCCATACCATCCCTTTTCATGAATATATCAATTATCTTGTCCGCATTATAAACAAGTTGATCATCCGTTGATTTACCGACAACGGCATTGTCAAGACCATCCCACTTTATCATTTCCTTGCCCGCTCCTCAGTCACTTCCTTCCATAAGTCGCAACATCTGCGCTTGAGTCCCATGTTTTCCTCTTCGAGCTTCTTGTTCCTCGCAACCAGTTCGTCACGCTCCTTGGTCACGCGAACCACCATCTGCTGCCAAGTCCCTATCTTCTTGGTCGGTTTGTAAACGTTCATCATTCGTCCTCCCCCAAATCTATCTCACTATCAAAATCCACAATATCCTCATGATAATACTCGTTCACCCCATCCTTTACGCACGCAATCATCTCCTCTTGCAAAAGATCGGACTCCAATTCCCAGCGTCTCAGCAACAATTTCACTTCGTGAATCAATTGTCTGCCCGCCAAACTCACGTCTTGCTCCCCTTTCTGAAGTCCAGGTAGTCGGTTCGGGGCATGATTCGCTGAGTCTTGGCACGCACGGGGCGCTTCTCTCCATCCTCCCCAACCTCAAACCGGATGACTCGCGTATTGCTCCAAAAGTACTTCCATCCCTCCTGGGCTTCGGGCAAGGTGAGCATACGTTCACGCTTCGTCACTCTCGTCTTCCCGTTCCTCGCACTCGCATTTGGGGTCTTCGGTATCCCCCCATACTTGCTCGCATTCTTCACATTCGATCTCAGCAGCGGGGTACGGTTCGTCAGTCAGCTTAATCTGCGTAATTCTTTTTTTCCAATTATTCATCATTCAATTCCTTCCATAAAGTTCTCCATGCCAGTTCCGCAGTTTGCGGCACTACTCCGTTCCCCAAGAGCGCAAGTCGCTTGTTCCTGTAGGTAGACCCATAAGGCTTTCCACCCAATCGGGTGACAACTGTTCTCGGTGACTCCCACTCGCATTGCTCGTCTCCTGGTCGAGCAGGCCAGCGTGTCTCTTCGCTTCCTCCGCTAGTATCTTCCCTCCCGTTCCGGGCTTGCGACTCCCCGGGTTGCCCGCTCGCGGACTTGGCCACATCTTGAGATCCCTCCCCAAGCATTTCTGATTG